TAATCAAATCACTTGGATATTCTCTAGCATCTAAAACTCTTGCTAATACGTTTGTAGCATAGTTTATATCTCTACAAGCGAATTTTGTTTTCTTAGTTTCTGATGTATATTTATAATTGAAATCCCTTACCATTCTAGAATACTTGTCCAATTTTTTAGTTAATTTAGGATTAGTTGTGATAGCATTTATTATTTCAGAAAAATCTACAGCGTCCAAATATCTTTGTCTAACAGTTTCCCATTTGATGGCTTCATCTTCTTTTTCAGGATGATTTTTTCTAATATCATCTACATATAATTTAAGTCTAATGTCATAATCATCATCTTCTATTTTAATAGATTCCTTAGCCATTTCTTTATACCCAACCATCAATTCATCAGTAGCATTCTTCATACCAGTTTCTAAATCGACAAAGGCTTGATCTGTCCCTATTTGAGATATAGCCAAATCCATAAATTCTTTAGCAGCTTTATTTAATACAGCAGGATTAGTTGTACCACAAGTTCCTACCAATTGTTGTTTCATAATTTTAGGCAATCTACTAAATAAATTTTTATTATTACCAGCTTTTACTTCTTTCATTATGTTTATAAAAGACAACGAATCATTTATATCAGTACCAAATAGAGATTGAATAGACTCTGCATCTGATTCATTCAATTGTATATCATCGACGTTAAAATCATCTATTTGGTCTAAGGATATATCTGCACCTAAAACTTCATTCATGTCTTTATTTGATATTGGAGTATGAGAACCTGTATTTGGATCTATTGAAACGGGTTGATTAATTTCCACTATATTTCCTCCTTCTGGATTGTTTAATACATTAATTGGATATTCTTTATTATCTGTTAAATTTTCATGAAAATGATCAAATGGAATACCTAATGATTCAGTTATTTCTTTTTGTATAAGATCTTTATTATATTCTGGATTATTTTGTTTTTTAATGTATTCCAATTCTTCTGGAGTAAATGGTACTTTAGGTACTATTGTATTATTCATATTTATCTCTCCTTTTATTCTTCTTCTATTTCATCGGATTGTTGTATATCTAAAATTGTTCCTCTATGTACTATCCCTCTAGAATCTATTTTAATCCTTATGTCAGTGATAATATTAGATTTCATACTTGAATTTAATATTGGAACTATAATTGATTTATAAAAATCTGTATTACATGTAAAATTTTGCTTTATATATTGTGCAATTGTAGGGTCATCTTTATATATGTATTGTAATACATTTTCAAATGGTATATCGAAACATTGTATATTATCTAATACAAAGTTTAAGTTTGAACAAATTAATCCTAATCTTTGATCTTCATAACTACGTTTATTATATAGTGTAGTGGAATCTTTTTGTTTTTTAAATCTACCTATACCAAGCCCTTCATATAATCCTGGAGTTTCATCTATTATATAATTAGTAAAGAAATTAGAAATAGTATTTTTATAATCTGATATTAATAAATTGAATATACAATAAGATGCTGTATATATATCTAGACATTCTTCATTAAATGAAAAATTGAATTTATTACAGACTATATCTATTATACTTTTATATGTATTGTGTCTTAGATCATCTATTTGGTTTAAATAAGGACCACATTGACTTAGATTTTGTATATTATCCTTAAATACAGATTCACATGCAGCAGGTAAATTAGATAATTGGTTTATTGCATTAAATCTATGATTCATATTCTCTTCTATAATATCTAAGATTATATTATAATCAAAATTACTTATGATATTTGATAAGTCAGATTCAGTCATTATATTTATTGATGTTGGGTCTGATAGTAAGCTCATAATGTAAATTCCTCCCTTTTATAATTTAATACATAGTTGTATTAACGTTAAAAAAATAAAATGGGGATCTCCCCATTCAATTAATTAATATTCATCATCTCCATAAAATCCTGTAAATACTTTATCTGGTATTTTAAACCCTTGAGATTGAGCTTGTCTTGATATATTCTCCATCTCTAAATCAGTCATACCAAATTCTTTAGCATATGCTTGTCTACCACCTTTAGTTTCTAGTATTCTTTGCATACATTCATCATCTTTTTTACGTTCTTCATCCATCCATTCTTTATATGTTTTTCCTTTTCCTTTATTTAACCAATCTATACTTTGTTGCACTTGATCATTAGGTTCAAGGTAATGTTCAATCTCCATAGAGATATCATTATATCCATCATTGAATTGGATAGTCTCTTCATAAACGTCTTCATCTGTTCTAATAGAACCTAACTTTAATCCCCAGTTTTCTTCTAAATGAGTTCCACCTTCATACCATACATATAATGCTAATAAGTATGACATAATTTGGTCATCATGTCCTGTAGGTGTATGTTCTATTTTTCCTCTCTTTGTACGAGTTAATGTTTTTAATTCTCTTGCTAATATAGGGGATATAAATTTACCTTTGTGATTATTCATTCTAATACGTAGAATTTCCATTAATCTTTCTCTAGAATTTCCAGTATTATCAAATCCAAAGTTTTTAACAACAGCTTTTCTCTTATCTTGTAGTACACCATTCATTCTTTCTTCTATTACTTTTTCTTTATATTCAAAGAATAGTTTATTTTTAATATTAGATTGTTTTAAATCTGCCAATACTGCTTGACCAAACCCACCATTTCTTTCTATATTAATAACACAATTTGGTAAGTATTTAGAAACGTAAGTATATATTACCATAGCAAATTCATGTTGATTTATATAGTTACAATTAAAGTCAGCCACTACCTCAGTGGTTCTTGCGTTAATTACTGTAAATGTAGATGAGTCACGACTAAGACCTCCAGATACATCGACTCCCATTATATACATGTCCTTCAACAGTTCAATATTATTAGTTGCTTTCTTGTATATATTGACAGAATAATGTCCTATCTTACAAATATCTAATGCTTCTTTCATACATAAAGATTCAACTAAAGCCAAGTCATTTTTACTAAATGGTGAATCTCCTGCTGCTTCAGACCATTCTAACAGAACTTCTCTTCTAATTTCATCCCAGTTCTTTTGCATTTCTAAACAGATATCCTTAAACCAATCTTCTGATCTTCCTAATTGTTGATAACTAAATCTTATATGAATGAATTTAGAATTTTCATTTCTATTTAATATATCTTGTAATTCTACCAATGGTAAATCATACCACATTTCATTAAATTTAGTAGCTAATTCAGTCATTCTATACGCATAAGCACCTTCCTCAGTTGTTAAATCTCCAGGAGTAGTAGTTATAGCAATACCATAAGGTGCACCATTATTTCTAGCATTTTCTGCGGCTGTTTTAAATGCAGGTGTAGCTGATAAGTATACTATCTTATTGTAAGGAATAAATGCAAATTCATCATACCATTGTCTAGGTTGAGTGCATCCTCTTCCTAGAGTATTAGCTTTTATCTTACTATTAGCAGATGATACTGTAACGATTTTATTTCTATTTATAGGATTTTCTAATGCTTCTACTGAATCCTTGGTTCTTATTTTCTTACCAGTTGCGGCGTCTATTTGTTCTACAACCATTTGTAAGTAAGTAGGTAAAGCTCTTCTTATATCTTTCATTCTGGCTAGATTTAATTTGGAATCTTCATATTTCTTATTAATGAAAGCCATTTCAGAGTTTCTAGTACCAAATAAGAATTCCCATAATATTCTACATATTACAGCAATAGTTTTACCATGTTGTCTAGGTAATTCACAGAAAACATTCCAGTTATTTATAAGACAGAAGTTTAATGCTAAATTCCCTCGATGTAATTCATACATCTTACCAGAATTAGCAGAACCCCCTTGTTCTGGAATTCTTAATACTTCTCTTAAGAAATACCAATAATTATAAGTACATTCTCTAAGTATTCTTTGTTTTAAATCATAATTTATATTTTCATCTCTAGGATTCACTCTTAATAATACAGGGTCTAATACAGCTAAGAAGAATGCATTATTTTTAATACCTTTAGATTTAAGTATTACATGCATATTAACAAAAGAACGATTTTGGGTGTTCTCTTGTATATAGTACTTCTTGGTTGTCTTTACAGGTGTTTGTATTAAAGCCATACAATATCCTCCTCTCAAACAAATTACTTAAATGTTGAGAGGGATAAAATGACAGGTGGAAAAATCCACCTGTATTATTAACATACTATATTATTTATATAAATTATACATTCCATTATCATTAACCATTTTACCATTTTCTGTTGTAGATTCTTTTAATATATGATGTAATGGTAGAATATAAACCCCAGTTGTATTTCTGATTTGTACTTTCAAATCCCAATACTCTCTATCATTATCTCTATTATAACAAAATCCACTACAACATGTAGATATCCCTTTTATATTCCAAATCTTTTCCACAAAGAAAAAACTATAAGAATCATTAAATAATCTTTTTCCAATTAAAGGATGTTTATATGAACGTTTATAATGAAATATTTCACCATTAATCTTGTTAAATAATTTTAATATTTTTGCTAGATTCATTGTTCTACACCTTCCCATTCTAATAATACTTCTCTTTTAATAGTTCTCCAATCATTTTGTAATTGATTAGATATATCTTTAAACCAACATTCTGGACTACCCATCTCATTATATATATATTTGATATACACGAATGATGATGAAAGATTATTCTCAATTAATTCCATAATTTCATTATACGATAAATCATACCAACAATCATTAAATCGTGTTGCAATATTAATCATGTTAAATACCCATTGTTGATTAACATCTTTTACATCTCAAGGAGAAGTTGTTATTATAATTCCATTAGGAGAATTATTATGTTTTGCTTGTAATATAGCTTCGTGAATTTTTGGTAAAGAATTATAATATACTTTTCTAATATTTTTAATAAAAGTAAAATCATCATACCATTGTCTAGGACTTGCAATACTAGGGTTTGTATCTATTAATTTCTTTTTTAAATATTTTCTATTAGAAACGACATTAATTGTATTATGATTTAAAGGACACTCTATTTTTTCATAATTATCTATATACCTTTGAATACTGCCCTTTATGTCTATTTTAAAATTATTTAGTTTTAGGTAATCTGGTAAGGCTACACATATTTCTCTTATTATATGTAGATTTAATTTACTATTTTCCATACTTTTACTTATGATATCAGCACTACTATTAGTTGTACCAAATAAAAATTCCCACGATAATCTAGCTGAAACTGTGATATTCTTTCCATGTTGTAAACTTAATTCAGCCATAGTATTAAAATTATTCATCATACAAAAGTTTATTGCTAAATTTCCTCTATGCAATTTGAATTGAGTTCCTTTATCTCCTCCTATGTCTGGAATTCTAACTATTTCTCGTAAATAATACCAATAATTATTTACACATTCTTTTATGATTCTTTGTTTGGTCTCTAAATTCAGATTAGGATCATAAGGATCTACTCCTATTAATGTAGGATCTTTAACTGCTAGAAAAAATTTATTATTTTTAATTTTATTCTGAAATTCAAACACTTTATGTAACTCTAAAAATGAAGTGTTTGTTGTATCCATTTGATAATATATATTA